GCATCGGTAATTTCTTCTGGACTCACTGCGCGTGGTACTTCCGATCCGTCTATTGCAGCAGATTTACAAATTACCCACTTGCCAGTTGCGGCGACCTTACCCATTACCTGACCCATTTTTACTGTTTCAAGTCCGACGGTAATATTTTTGTATGTTCCATCTACAGTGGTATTACCAAACAGGAAAATTCTTTTTACCTGTTCTGTAACTATCAGTTGCCTGTCTGAGGCGTATCTGACTTCTTGTGATATTTCGCTCATGTTACAGCGTTACTTTAAGTGACATAATTCCATCAATTTCTGATTGCTTAGCCTCAGCCTCAACCTGTTCTTTTGGCTTTGGATTGCCGGTTTCAGTTGTGGTTGTCGTTTCAGCGTTATCGTCAGCATGGGCATTGATTCGCGTCTTCTTCATTGCAATAACAGTAAACTGTGCAATAACAGTTTGTGTCACTTTTGCTTCTGGATCAGATGCGCCTTTCAATGCGGCTGCGCTATCAATTTCTGCCAAAGCAAGCCATGCGCCAACGCGGTCTTGTTCGGCTTTTACACCGGATGCGTATGCTTCTTTTTTTGCCGTTTCCAGCTGTTCGAGTGTAATTTCCATACCTTCTTTTTTGGGTTTATTTACTTGTTCTGATCTTGTTGTGGTTGTGTTTTCTAAACGTGCAACTATCTTTACTCCTTCGTATGCAGTAGGTTCTATTTTTCTTATTGAAGTTGCGATACCTAGTCTTATAGCGTCTTCTGCTGTAAGGTAAACATCGTTTCTTTTGTCTTTCTCGAATACTTTTGATATAAAATCTTCTGCACCTTCTTTGCCGTCAACTTTTCTTTTGATTCTTTTCTCAAAATTATCGTTAAGTCTTGAGAGAGACTCTTCTTGGTCTTTGCTTGGTTTATACCACGATGGGAATGCCGCCTTATGAAACATAATTTTTGGTATTCCAGCATCATTCAATATCACTTCATCAAAATAAAGCAACATCATCGCTCCCATGCTTGCAGCGAATCCGTCAACTATTGCTGTTTTCTTTCCTGTAACTTCACTTAGTCCTGAAATCATTGCCTCGCCTCCTGTCTCAACATCACCGCCAGGCGTGTTTATGCGTACAGTTAAGTCGGCAGTCCTGTCAAGCTGAAATAGCTCGGTGTTAAATTTCCTTGCAGATTCAATATTGAAATCGTCGTAAAACAGAATAGTATTTGCCATTGCACAATATTTTCAGTAAAATTATAATTTACAATCACGCAATTTTAAGTCAATGGCATGCTAACTGTTGATTACTATTAATTTGCTATATTTGTACAAACGTAATTGTATGGCAGGACACATAACTTTCAGCATATCTCTACCGGTTGAACTAAACAACAGAATGCGATCATTTGCAGAAAAGTCAAAAAGAACAAATTCAGGCGTAATACAGAATGCACTTAGGAGATATTTGCATTCGGAGGAAATTTATGAGATAAACAGTTTTCTCGACAGTCTCGATGATGACCGGATAGAAACTCTTAAAGATGAGATAAAAAAAAGGGAGCGAAATTAATCGCTCCCTTTTTTTGTTTAAAGATTTTCTGTCCTAAGCTCTTTTACCGTATCCAAGGCTTCTTTTGATCTAAACAAGTTGTTTTCATTTTTCTTTTCCGGTACTATGCCCATTTCTTTTGCTAAATTCTTGCATAATACAGAAAACCTATTTGATAATTCTTCATCAGTATCTTTTGAGTACAGAATATCTAAACACGCAACACGGATAGCTTCACCAATATCCATAACAGATAATTTTGTCTGCATATCTGATTTTGTTATTTTAGAGCGTGAATATCCAGAATGCTCGCTTATGTATTTCTCTATAGCTTCATTTACTTTTGACTTATCCCATCCTACAATGCTTGATCTGTATTTTGCAAACTCTGAATAAATGAATGCCTTGTTTCCATTGTCTGAATTGTCTGCAATGAATTTTGTTTGATGAACATTGTATGCTTCTTTTTGATTTTCTACATACTTCAAACAGTTTATTACTTTAACGGCAAACGCTGCCTGTTTTACCGTAATAAGTTCAAGATTTTCAGTTTTTGTAGATATGTTAATAAGCCAACGTCTTATTTGTTTGGCTTTTTCATTTCTTTCAAGCAAGCAAATTTCCTTTGCAGCATCCAACGTAAACTCATACAAAGTCTTTGGGCGACCGCCGGAACTTTTTAGGAGAATAGCGAAAAAGTCCTTACCTTCCTGCAAATCTGCATATTGTATTTTATCATTAAGCCAATCCCTGTAGTTTTTATTTTTACTCTCGATTGCAATGTGAATGTCCTCTCCGTGAACTCTCCCTCTTTCGTTTATTTTCAACATATCTTTTTAGTGTTATATTTACTACAAAGATAATCTTTATTGGTTAATGTAGTTTATTAATAAAAAAAGCCTCCGTTTATAGCGGAGGCTTTTTTTATTTTGTTTCTTTTACTGTTTTCTCTTTCGTCTTTGGCTCTTTGCCGAATTCTGCCGTTGATGTTTCGGCATTTGTCGGCATTTGATATTCTTTCGGTATATGCTTCTGCATTAACCTATACTCGTCTCCTTGTGTCGTAATTATTGTTGAATAGTCACCGCCTCCGTTTTCTTCTGCTAGTTGCTCATGCGTTTTAGCTCCATGTTGCAGTGCAAGGATTCCTGCTTTTATTTCTTTCGATGGATCGGCTTGCGGAACGCGCGGCCCTATATATCTTGAATTAAGATATGCCTCTTTTGTAATGTAGTCGTTATCGAAAATGGCATCTATGTACCCCGGTGCTGTTATCCTTCCATTAAGAACCTCAATCTCAACAAAAGTTTCATACATCATGCCGTAAAACGATGGTGTGTACAAAGCTCTTTTATTGAACAGTATCTGTTGGAATGATTGCGAACTCATTCTTGATGCACTGAATGAGTTTTTGTAAATCATCGTTCCAACTTCGTACGGTATTCCAATACTCGCAGAATAGAACATGATAACAGTTTCTATGAACGATCCAATATTCGCATTACTTGTTGCTGGCATTGTTTTCAAAGAAACTCCTATCGGTGCTTCAAAAAGAGAATTAGGAGCAATGTTCGTTACATTCTGCTTTAATGTATTCATTATGTTTTCAGACTGCTCTCTTGTCTCTGGATTTTCTAATGCACTAATCATACCCTGCATTGCTATTGGACTACCATCAGAAAAATGGTTGTGTTCGGCTATTATTGCAAAATTTGCAGCCTTTACAGCTCCAGAAACTACAGATTCAATAAGAGCATCGCAGTTTTTGAGTTTTTCTAACGATGCATAAGAAGCCGGCAACCCTCTAACACCTCCAACTTTTAAATCACTTCCATACATAAGAGAAGCCTGTAATCTGCCTGTTTTTTTGCCAATTGCCTCTATTCTTGTAAATGAAAAGTCGTCATTCTCAACCCAAAATGCTACATGAGTTCCATCTTTGTCGATTTCAACACCTTCGACAACCTTATTTCCTCTTGCTTCTATTTCAAGAAGTAACACATTGTTTGGGTCTTTAACTCTACGTCCTGGTATAGCATCAACCGTCAGTACTCCTTTTTCGTATCTGTCAACAATCAAACAATCACCTTCAATTATGGCTTCTAAAACAGACGCGCGGAATAATGCATGAGCATTTCTATTTTTGCTTCTTGTACTATGTCTTGAATTTAAATGTATTCTAAACCTAGCCTCTGCCTCAGCGATGAACTTCTTTATATCAAAGCTTGAATTGGCACTTTTAATTACTGACTCAACCGGCTCAGCTTGAATTTTTAATCCTGCACCACAAACCCACTCTACATAATTGTTTATGAATGTTTTGGCAACGTCTGATTCATCGTATATCTGGCGGCCTCTTATCCTTATATGTTCGTAGTTGTAGATGTAAACGACTGGATTACCCATGTGTCCGGTTGTTTTCTCTCCGTCGTAATATTTTTCGTGTACATTGTACCCGTAACCACGAATATAAAAAGACCGTGCTTCGGCATTTTGTGATTTTGACTCACTCATTATTGCAGTTTTTAGGCCATCTGAAAACGATTCTTTTGCTTTCGGCTTAAATATGCTTATTACATTATCTATGTAATTCATGTTATATCATAATTTTAATTCGTCCTGTTGCTCCCATAAGTATAGTGTTCTTTTGCTTATTCAAAATAGTAATCGCATTGTCAATGTCTGAAAAATCCCTAAATATCGACTTTACAATGGTTTGGCCATCGTTGAATTGAAGCTCTTTCACGTCTGCATTACCCATCATTTTCAACTGAGCGTCCAATAATGCATCAATACATTGCTCTATTTTGGTAAGCCTCGGCAAATCGGTACTTGTATCTGTGATATATTCGTAAATCGAATCAAATCTTGCCATATACTATTATTTTAGTGTAAGCAAATTTATGCAATTTTAGCTTATGTGGTTTGATACAACGAAAAAAGCCTCACACCGATAAGTGTGAGGCTTTTGTTTTATGATATTATTTCGATCTTACCAACTGCAAGAATGAGTATAGGTTTGGGTCTTGAATATTTGTTTCGTCAAAATTAGCAAAATTCGATCTGACAATTGATTCGATAGTAATTTTCCCATCTTCATCTGACCTATTCCATTCATGCTTTAATTTAGACAATTCTTGAATCTTGCCTCCAACGTAACTCTGAGTTTGTTCAAAAACTTCGCGTCTTGCATTTTCTTGCGCCTTTCCGATTGTTTTTGTTTGATGAACTCCTATAAAACCGAACGCATAACTTAATCCAACTGTGCCAGCCGCTACAATCAGCGTAATTAACAACCATATTGAGAAGTCTTTCATTTTAATGCAGTTTGAATGGCGATACTATTACTTTTGGCTCGCAGTAAACCGGATGCGCTTCTTCTGTTTCAGGGTTAATTAATAATATCCATGTACCATCAGCACTTGCAGGCATAAATAATCCGTTTGGGTCAGCCTGTGGAAGTATTTCATATCCGCCTCCATTATATCCATACGTTTTCATAGGATTGGTAAATTGAGTTGCGTACGGTTGTCCGTATCCAATACACTTTCCTAATAAAACTGGTTTTCCTGTCATTTCAGGAATAATATAAGCATAACAGACTAGGTTTTCTTGATCTCTTAATTCAAGAATCTTTTTTGCCGTTTTACGCTCCTGAAAGTTGACAATATTTGGCATTCCTGTTTGAGCATTTGCCTCTTTCATCATTTGCTCTTGTTGCCTTGCAAGTTTGTCGTTTGTGTCTTCTGTTGTCTCACAACTCACAAACCCAATTGAAATAAAAGCCGTAATTGCGGCGATTAAGACTAAAATACTCATTCTTTTTTTCATGTTACTTTTATTATTTAGTTATTACTTGGTTACTGATTGAAAAAAGGATGGCTTTTACACCATCCCATAAAGCTATCCCGTTTTTTAGTTTTCGGCATAATTGCGGGGACTTTTGTAATTCTTAATACTCCACTGCGTAAGTGAAGACCGCAACTCAAAGCATTGCGAACGGTCGCTCTACGGCGTTGCTATTGCCTTCGCCATTTTGGCGATGCGTGGAGAAAGAAGGAATCGAACCTTCAACATACCACTTTATAATTTGCTGGGCGCATTGAATATAGTTATGATTTCTCCATTAAAATATGAATGTATTTTAATCGTGCCTATTGGCGTAAATCGCGCAAATACCGTTAGGTTATCTTACCGATGCGTACCTCTGTCGCGATCCGCTGGGCTTAATACAATACGCATTTTTCATATTTGTGGGTATGGCAGGATTCGAACCTTGCGAAGCCTTTCGGCAATGGATTTACAGTCCACATCATTTGTCCACTTTGATACATACCCATTTGATAGCTTACCTATCAGCACAAATTACCCGAAACCAGTTCGCATATTTGAAAATTGACTTCTTACCCGTCGGTAACTCTTTGCAAATATACACATTTTTATTCTCATGCAAACTATTTCTTGTACATTTTCATTATTGCAACGAAATTTTTGAATGCCAATTCTAGTTTCATCTCTTTGCACCATATTTTAGTGGCAATCTTTATCAGTGATTCATTGTAAACACGGCAATCGAAGTAATGCTGACGCGATTCTGAATTATGCTTCTCCCATATCCAGTGCAACGGCTTTCCAATCTCATTCTTTACGATTTTCTTCTTTTCACCTTCATATTCCACGAAATATGCATCGTAAGAGAACTCTTCACCACGCGTCATTGGATAATTCATGTGTCCAATCGGCTGAGTAGTTCCTTTCCCAGCCGTCCACTCGGCTTCTATCGACTCAGCAACCCTATCTTTTAGCCTATTACCGTCAACCTTCCACAATTGAGGCTGTTCGGTGTTTTTAATGTAAGGTTTAATATCTCCCTCCTTGACAAATTCATCTTTTTTCCCTCCTTTTATGCCAATGCAATTCTTGTTTTCAGATACAAACTGATTGGCGTATATGGTGTAATTACCAGTATCTATCCCGCAAAGCATGACTTTTACGGTTCTTCCTGACTGAGTTGTCCACATTTTCGATAATACTTGCTCTTTGAACACCGGCCAAACGCTATTTTTCGCTCCGTGCCGGTATGTCATTTGTTCATCGCGAGATTCACCAAGTTCCTCGCGTTTCCGCTTATCCCTCGCCCTTTCAAATGATCCAATCTCACCATGAGCCACAGCATAACTGGTCACAAAGTCATCGTCTCCCTTCTCGGTGTATGCGATTACGCTCCAATTCAATCGAACGTCATCTTTAGTCACGTCCTTTTCGTCCATAATCCCGTTTAAGTCAACCGCGCACATAAGGCAGATTATATCACCGTTACCGTGTTCTTTCGATAATACGTCAGGAACTATTCCTGGCAGATAATTGCACTGGTTTTTCATTATGCCTTTGGCCGAAAGAATTACTTCTTTGTCTTTCCATGGCTTACCCTCTGTCTGATTCTTAAACGTAATCAATGCATCAATTTTCTTTGGTGCATTTATCGGATTTATGTCAAGCCAGTTTTCTACTATCTGATCCCAACCGCCTAATCCTTGTCCAGAATACAAACTCGATACATGGAACGATCCTATCTTCTTGTTTGCTTGCTCAACAGTTGGAATCCATAAGCATAACGGAGTGTTTGAGTTTTGGTAACTGTAATCGTCTTCACGGTACATTTCGTATTTATGTGATTCCTTGAAATGTCCACAACACTTTTGACAGATATATCCTACACTGCCAGCAACAAGCCCGCCAAGGTTGTTTCTCTTGTATGTTATGCCGGCAAACGATCCATCTTCCATTCTTACCGAAAACTCCAACGGAATATATTCCCCGCACTTAGGGCATGGTAAGTGATAGTAATTCTGATCTCCACTCAAAAACAATGGGTGAATAATGGAAGTGTCTTCAATCTCCGGCGTTGATCCTGCGAATATCTTATGTGAACCTTGATATGTCTTAACACGGTTCTTTGTCATTGAATATATGTCGCCAACCTTTGAACCTCTCTTATATCGCTCTATCTCATCCAAGAAAACATACTTTGGCGTGATAGATGAAAGTTTCGCCCACGTCTGCCCGCTCCATGTAAATAACGTATCGCGACCACCGTTAAATTTCTTTTCGTTGACATTGTTACCGCCTGACGCTTTCATTGATCCTTTCTTTGGCCGGCCAAGTGTTGACTCAACACCTGACTCACGAAGCATGTCAGCAATAAATCCGTTCATCGCCCGCTTCACGTTGTCATCATTGTCCGACATAAACAGGATATTACCATTGTATTGCTTCATTATCGCAAGCATGATATTTGCAATCGCAGCAAGTGTCCATCCGATCTGAGAACCTTTTTCAACAAAAATATCAGTGTAATGAGATTCTGGAGAAAGGCAGTCGGTAATATATCGCCAGTAAGGAGAACGATACCACTCAAAGTTCCCTTTTATATTTCCATCAGACAATATCCTGTACTTCGATGCTATTTGTGATGGGCTTAGATATTCACGCTCATACATGAATGACTCAGCCAGCATTTTCATTCCTTTGCTCATACCGCTCTTATCTTATCAAATTTTTCAATCATTGAGTCTATGGTTTTACGGTCAACCTTATTCTGAGTAAGCACAAAATTCTTTTCAAACTTTCCGCAGACAGTCTTTGGCAATGAGTACTCAACAGCAAAATCGTTTATTAATATTCGCATTTCATAAAGCATTGCTTCATTCCGCTCCTTTGCCATATCTATAATTAGCGGAGCAACCTCAGATGCAGAAACTAGATCGCCTTTGAGATTGGCCAATTTCAACTCTGCTGCCTCAGCATCGGCATTCATCTTTCGCATCTTTGCCAAATCCATATTCTTGTGGATTTGTGCCGTCGCTATTCGATCACTCTGAATTTCTGTTTGCTCTTCTGTTTCTTCCAACTCTTCTTTTACTGGTGAAGCCGGCGCAACAACCGTACGCGGAACAAATTTCTGCACCGGTGCTTCTTTTACCACTATCGGCTTGGGTGCTTCTTTTAGCTTTACCGGCTCTGGAACATAGTCGCGCTTCTTTTCCTTTGGAGACTTGTCTGGTTTACCGCAAGCAATACGTCCTTTTCGCTTTGTTATATATAGGTTGTTCTTTTGAATACCCATATCAATAGTGCCGTCATCATTGCTGATTAACGACTTCTTTGACGGAGCGCACAACGCCGCAACTTGTGAAGTTGTAATCCCTAGTATGTCAGCAACCTGCTGTCTTGTTAGTACACCTGATTCCATTTAGTAGTGTCAATGTATAATGTGTTGCAATTTAGCAAATTATAAAAACGTAGCCAATAGGATTCGGCCAAATACCCCAAAAATTACCTACTGCCTAAACTACTGAATTACCGCAAAAATCATAAATTTGATTTTCGGCCGGTTGCAATCAACT